GAATACATTCATTTTTGCCTTTTCTAATAAATTTGGAATCATATCTGTTGTAAAATATGTTGTTTTAATTTCAATAATGTTTTTATATGTAGCTAATAATCTAGTCCAGTTACTACGTTCACTCACCGACAATTCATCCCAACCGGTTGGCATAATCAATTTGCCTACTAAAAGATATCCTATAGCCATATTCAAATCAAATTTACTATTCGGTACATTTTTCTTATACCACTTTACAAATTTGTTCATTCTATAAAACGGGCTTGGGCTTGGAGGTCTAAACACCATATATCCACCTGAATTAATTATAGTCTCGGGTTGTAATTCACCGTTTGTTATAGCTTCAATATCATTATCCGATTGTAATTCTAACCAATGCTTTCCCTTATGTGAATAATTAATACACAAGTCACCAAAATTTCTGTCCGGTGTAAAAAACAAATAATCTTCTGGTTCTAATAGAATTTCTTCACCATCAGTAAATTCAAAGTAAGCATTGATGCGAGGATCTTGATTTATTTGTACTTTATATTGCTCATAAGCATGTATTGCATCATTTAATTCAATCCATAAATTATCTTTTATTGGAGAGCAATGAAGTTTGTTTAAGTCTGAATTCTTATCAATATGTTCTAACTTCATAGAATAGTTAACATTGATTTTGTCAATTGTGTTATTAATTCTAATTATTATTTCATTCTCATCTTCCTTAGTAATATAAAAACTAGTGTCACTATGGAACTCAGTATTTTTATCAATTTGTGCTTTGATGAGATTATAAAATTTATGTGCGGCATCCCATTCATATATCAAATAACTTAACGTAATGGTATCATTTCCATCACTGAATACCACTTGAATGCACGGATTGTTATTATACTGTTCTATCATAAATTTTTTGTTTTGGTAATTTAACTTCAGTGGGAGACCCGCAATAAGGTTGTTTGCATATTAGCGGATTAACAATATCTTTATTGAATTTTTCCGTTAAGTCAGTATCATATATAGTTAGGGGTTTATCTAAGTTAAAAAGATTCTGTGCCCCGCATGATCCTTGAATAACGCCTCCCCTATTAATAACAAATCTATCTACGCCCATATTACATTGCCAGCCTTCAAAATGATACCAATCTCTCTCCATTAAATATTGTGTGTCAATTTTTATTATCTCACCGTTATCTAATTTCAACATCATGCCTTCAGATTCTGATTGAGGCATTCTTCCTAATTTTTTAATTTTTTCAATCCATTCTGGCGGCGGCATTTTTTTGACTTTATCATTGATATATTCTTTTTGTTCTTTTGTATATAAAGGCATGACTCCGTTTAATACGATAGGTCTCACTTTAAGCAACCACGGCGTACTGTGATTTTTTAAATCTTCAGCAATTTCTACTGCCCTATTAAAATTCAATGGATCCATAAACACAGTTGCGTTAACTAAACAATCAGTATTCTCATACAAATAATCCATGACTTTTTTGATATGTTCTACATCGCATTCTTGATTATGAACACTTATTGCAATATCTTCAAAATAGTTTCCATACTCTTTCCAAAATCTCAATGTACGTGAACCATTCGTAACTATAGTCACTCGACAGTTGTATTCTTCAGTAAAATGTTTTGCAAATTCTCCAAGATCAGGCCATAGTGTTGGTTCTCCACCATTGATATTTAATCTGATATCTGTTTTATTGAAATCATTTCGGTATACATCTATCATGTATCCTAGGTTCTTTTTTAATAATGCTAAATCTGTTGTAAATTTATACTTACCATCATTACACCCAGTAAAACAATAATGGCACTTGTAGTTACATGTAGTACCTACAAGATATTCAATAGTCATTGAATTTTTAAAATTGTTGTTTATAATCTCTATTGGATTCATTTTTTTCCTATAATCATATATCTAGTATATAAAGGTAATTTTAATTCTGTTTGTTTAATCACTTTAATATTAGATTGATTTATAAATTCTTCTAAGTTAGTAGCTATTCTAATATGTTCTGGTATTTGATAGTTATTACTTTGTAAAACAATTAACTTATCTTTTGGTATATTACTTAACCATTTTTCATATTGTTCTTGTGTAATATGTTCACAACTTGTGTTAATAATTATATCACCGTTAATGGGAACGTTACACATGTCTTTTGTGATTGCTTTAAATTTGTTTTCTTGTTCTTCAATTTTGTTCATCATAGTTGCAATTTGTTCACATAAGGGGTCAATATCTACACTGCAAATATATTTGATTGGAATGCCACTTTGAAATAACAGACTAGCAAGAACACCTACCCAACCACCGTGTATATCTATTCTTACGCTATCTGTTACTAGTTCTCGTATATTTTCTATAAGCCATTCTTTGCTTTTTATCTGTCCACTATAAAACGCATCCATTGTACGCATGGGGTTATTGCTTTGTCTAATCGCTTGCATCCAAAAATGCAAATGTTCTGTATCTATTTTCATAATTTATTCATTATATATTCAGCACCTGCTTTAAGAGATTGTGACCCCGGGTGCTGTAAATCTCTGGCTTTGTCTGTTATGTGTATTAAATTGAGGCCGTACACCTTAGCCGATTCAGGAAAATATGTGAAATCTACGTATTTGGTATTACTCCAAATAGTTTTTGTTGCTAAAATATTAAAATACCCTTCTGTTTTAATATGATCCTCTTCGGAAAATAAAATCTTGGCATATTCTATATTTTTACTCCAAGATCCTATATTGTTTACAGATTTTTTATAATATATGATATCTCTATAATAATTGGTCCATACATTTACTACTGCATATGGTGTTGGGTAATGATTTTTTAAAATCAAATTATTATGAAAATTATATGTTATACTTGAACCAGGTGATCCCATATTAATCACAGGTCTATTAGTTAATTTACTTAGTTGTTCAGTTATAGTATCATTATCATCAATCCCTACACCAAATACATAACTGCATCCAAAGATTACAATTGAGTTAGCCCAATCAATCGTTTTAAAATTGCTTGTACGATAATAATCTTTATTGATAGTATAAGTTACATTTTTGTTTCTATACTCCCAATCAGCGGGCATTATTTCTAAGTTTTTTTTGTAAAATGCTTTAGTATCTTTTTCAGCAAAATTTTTCTCACAATTAATATCCATAGGAAGAAATTTTCCATTTTTGACATCTTTTAAAATTGATCCAAATAATTTCATATCTTTTCTTTGGGTATTTTGCTGTCTGCCGAACTCATACATGATGGGGTTATACAAATTTTAGGACTATCAAATAGTTTGAATCCTTCTGTTAAAGTTCCTAAAATTTTATCATGGCAGCTATAACTACGCTTTACCTGGTTGCCCCTTATTATAACACTTTGATAGCCACTATTGCAAGACCAATTGGTAAATTTATTAAACCCAAAACTGTTTAATCTCTCTGCTTGGTCAATATACCAAACTTTATTCTCATTGTCAATCAATTTAACTTGCAATACTTCCTCATCACTTGTATATTGAGGGAATCCTATACGCATAGTTTCTATCATTTTTTCATCGTATCCACTGACAACATAACTAGCAGTAGGATCAGTTTGTGGTTTTAGTGTGACATTAATACCTCTGTCATTTAATCTAATACAACGTTCATGTAATTGTTCAAAGTGTTCGGGAATCATAACTTGGTTGACAGTTACCAATACATTATGTTCCATTAGATATAATATTTTATCACCAAACTCTTGTTCGTTAGCAAACTCATGGTGAAAACTTGCAGTAATACTACGGCGTCTACTAAGTTCAGTTGCTTTTAACCATCTATCCCAGTATTGTATACCGGGACTTAAATTAGTGGTCATGTGTATACTATCATATAATACTTTGCCCATTAACTCTAATGAATGTTTATATGCTGTTGGTTCACCGCCGCTGAATGACCAATGAAAACGAATAAAGCCATTTTTACTTGCTTGAAATCTAATTTCATCAAATGTTCTATTGTATACTTCTAATTCTTGGTGATCAGGAATTTGTGTGTTGGCATAAGGCCAACAGTAGCTACATTTGTAATTACAAAATCTTCCTAGTATCCAACTTACATTAAAAATACCCTCGTCCAACATTGTTTGTTGGCCAAACTTAGTAATATCATTCCAGGGTATTTTTGTAAAATCCGTCATATTGTTCTTTTAACCAATTAAAGTCATTTATCTTTTTAAGTGCAACGGTATCACCTTTGTGTAAGGTTCCATATTCACGGCCTTTTTTTGCACCATCTAATATATACTTTCCATATGGTTTATCTTTACCTACATTGCACCAAATGTTTAATCTATCTATAGATTCACTTGAGT